AAAGGATTAATTGCTGAAGGAGTTGGTACAACAACTAACTTTATCAGAAATAAATTAACAGATTTATCTATAACTTATGATGCTTCAGAATCTACAGGGACATTAGGTTCCTTAGGCGCAAGTGACCAAGCTTATAGTATAACATTAACAGGTGGAAATATAACAATCGAGAATAATCTCACATATTTAACACCAGAAACACTAGGTACAGTGAACCTACCAATAGGTCATGTAACAGGAACTAGAAGTGTCTCAGGTAACTTTACTTGTTATCTAAATTCAGACTCTAATAGTTCTATGGACTTATTCGAAAAGCTTCAAGAATCAAGAGGAGTTATTACTAACGCTTTTGATTTAGCTTTCGGAATCGGCGGTTCAACAGCAGCTACTCCTAGAGTAGTAGTTGATGTACCAAAAGCACACTTAGAGTTACCGACTCATAGTTTTGAAGATGTAGTATCAGTAGACGTGGCTTTCCACGGTTTAGCTAGTGATTTATCATCAGCAACAGCAGCCTCTGCAACTAACGAAGTTAAAGTAACATATAAAGTAGATTAATAAAACTCGGGAGGGGTCATTCCCTCCCACTTTTTAGGACAAAAAATGACAGAACAAAAAGAAGTAAAAACACAACCCGTTTCGCTCAAGAGTTTATTAACTCCAAGCAAGACAGTATCAATTGACTATCCAGGTTATGATGGCTTTTCAGTTGACCTAACATATTTAAGTAGAGAAGAATTAGTTAAACTTAGAAACAAATGTATGAAACAAAAGTTTAACAAAAAGACAAGAGCTTTTGAAGATTCACTCGATGAAGAACTATTTTTAGTAGAATACGTTAGTTCAATTATAAAAGGATGGACAGGTTTAAAATATAACTACTTAGAAGAGTTTCTATTGGTAGATGTAAGTGGACAAGACCCCGAAGAAGAACTTCAATACACAGCAGAAAATGCTGAGTTATTAATGAAGAACTCAGGCGATTTTGACCAATGGGTAACTGATACTGTAGGCGATTTGGAAAATTTTACGCAAAGCAAGTAAATTATATACTTGCACTTATAAAAAGAAGCTATAAAGATACAGGTATAGACCTAGAAAAATATCTAGCTGTCTGTGAGCAGTTAAATCAAGAACCTGACCCAGACAAAATGCCTGTAGATAGAAGTATTTTCCCATTGGAAGTTCAAGAAGCGTTTATGCTTCATGACTTTCTATCTGAAAGATGGGATGGTATGAATGGCTACTATCTCGGAAAAGACTACTCAGCCTTAGAAACTTACTTAAACGTTTTAGATATAGAAGACTCAAAGCAGTCTTTGTATTTCTTGAAACATATTGAATATTATAATTCTGAAAAGATTAACGCATCCATAAAAGCAAAAAGAGATGCAGAAGAGCGTAAAGCTAAAATGAAAAGGTAATGACAAAGAAGAAAAAAGGCGCAATTATAAGTTTTGAGGTCACCGATGACGGTACTCTAAAACAGTTAGGTAGAAGAGCCAAATCAGCAAGTAAAGACGTAGACAAACTGGGTAAATCTACAGGAGATACTCGTAGAAATCTACAATCCATGTCCGGACGTACAGAATCTGCGTCCAAATCATTTTCACGTTTACAGCAAGGTACTGGCGGCCTCGTGCAGTCCTACGCGATTCTTGCATCAACAGTCTTTGCTGTAACAGCCGCATTCAGAGCGTTAGAAAACGCACAGAATATTCAACAACAAATCAAAGGTTTCCAAAGACTTACAGAAATTACAGGTAAGTCTATGCTTACAATAACAAATAATGTTAGAGAAGCAGCGAATGGATTGCTTGATTTTCAAACAGCCGCACAACAAACAGCTATCGCTACAGCAGCAGGATTTAGTGCAGAACAAATAGAAGGACTAACAGTAGGAGCAAAAAATGCTTCAGTTGCTTTAGGTCGAGATATGGTAGATTCGTTCAACAGATTGATTCGTGGTGTGACAAAAGCCGAACCAGAACTACTCGATGAACTTGGTGTCATTTTAAGACTAGACATAGCTACAAGAAACTATGCTGCAAGTATAGGTGCAAGTGCTGATAAACTTACTATTGCTCAAAGAAGAACAGCTGTTTATAACGAAGTTAATAAGCAGTTAGAACAAAACTTTGGGGCAATTGGACCAGAGGCAGATGATTTAACAAACCAGATTAGTGCTTTTACTACTTCATTAGGTGATATAGGTATTGCAATAAGTGGAGCTGTTTTACCAGCTATAAATGCTCTTATAGGATTTTTAGATAGAAACAAATTAATATTAGGTGGTTTTTTAGCCATATTTGCACTTAGATTAGCAAACGATGTTATACCAGGGTTATCAAGAGCAGGAACTGCAGTTGAAACTTGGACAAATACTTCAAAACAAAGAATAAAAGATTTAAATTTTGAACTAGAGAATAATGGTAGAAAATACAAAAAATTAAGTACCGTACAAACATCTGCAACAAATAAAGTATCAAAAGCTTTTAGAGCATCGTTAAAGAAAAGAGGAGTAGATGAAAAAGTATTCTTTGAAAAATCTGCTGCAAACCAAAAAAGGTCTATAACTGCTCATATAAATAGTCTTAAAAAACAAGAAGCTGCAACAGGAAGGTCTATGAAAAGGCAAGTAGCTATTCAAGAGGCAGCGTATAAAAAAATTGTACTATCATCAAAAGTTACAGGTAAAAAAGTAGGAATAAATCTTAATTCTGGCGTTATAATGGCAGAAAAAGGATTAATAAGATTAAAACTTATAGCAGCAAACACTTTTGGAGGTATCGTTGGTTTTGCACAAAAAGCCGCAATAAAACTTAGATTTTTAGGAGTTGCCGCAAACTTTGCAATGGGAGCCTTTTTTGCTTACTCTATTGGTACTATGTTCTATGATATGTTGCCTGGAGTTGCAAAAGCAAAAGAAGCTGTACAATCTTTAAAAGAGAAAACAGAATCTTCAAGAGAAGAAGCAGAAGAGTTAAATAGAGCAATAAACGGTTTTGAAGTAACTAAATTAAAAGCTATAGGTGATACCATAAGAGAAGGTGTTGCACCTATGATGGAAATGGCAAATGCTCTGGAACACTTATCAAATATATTAGCACAAACAGATATTAAAACTTTAGGAGAAGTAACTGTTGAAAAACTAGAAAAAGACTTGTTAGATGCAAATGTGAACAATGCATCAAGAAAAGAAGCCTCAAGTATTATGCTGGAACAAGTTGTCAAGGCATTAAGAACTAGTAGAACTGCAGGTAAAGGAGCCGAAGGCTCTAGTGCTTTAAATGACTTTATATATGCCGCTTTAGACCAAGTTAGAGCTAAGGAAGCTGCAATGCAAGGAGCAGAACCTGACGAACTTAGTTCATATGAGGCTGGCATGGAAATATCGGCTGTATCAGGGGCAATAGCAAAAGTAAATGAAGCTTTAGATAATATGGCAGGCAAAAAATCAGATTCAGCTGAGTTTCAAAATGGAATGAACGATATTAAAACAGCTTTACTAGATGTAGGTATAGGGTTTGGTTCATTTTTTGAAGAAGTAAGGGAAGGAGACCAAAAATTAATAAAATTAACTGCTATTGGTCAAGCTTTATTTACTACTTTAGATAAAGGAATAGACCCAGTAAAAACTCTTGTTCAATCAATATCAGATATGAAAGAGCCTATTGATAATTTACAAGAATTAATAAATTTATCACTACCAAAACCAAATGAGTTTGGAAAAATAGGAGCAGCTTTGGGACAAGTATTTAATCAATATGATGCAGCTCTTGATGTAGTAGGAGATAATAAAGAAGATAATTTATTGTTTGAAAAATTATTAACCGAAGCAGAAATAGAACGAGCAAGAAAATTAGGATTTAGTTTAGAGATATCAAAAGTTGCAAATACGCTTCTAAAACTAAGATTAGGTCTTACTGAAGAAGAAGCAGCACTTTTACTAGACAATAGAAAATTAGTAGCAGATACCTATGACATATTAAATAAACAAGCAAAACTTCAAAAAGCCATGGGTAATTTACATAAGGTAGAAACAATGCTTTTAGGTCAATTAAGTGATTCTCACACAAAAAGACTTATAACAAGTTTAAAAATTGAAAATACACAAAAAGAAGCAAATGCACTTGGTGCACAGATTTTAGCTAGAGAGATTGAGCTAACAAATTTACAAGATGACCAGCAAGATACTTATGAAAAACACACACAAGAATTAATTACTCAAAAAGAAGTTATGGAAGCACAACTAACTGTGTTAAAAAATCAACTTGATGGATTTTTCCAACTTAGAAAAACTATGGTAGAAAGCTTTGATTCTGCTGGAAACACTGCCTTAACAGATATAATTGATGGCGGCTCAGGAACTGATGCTATTAGAAAAATGGCGGAAAGAATAAAAAAAGATGTCGCTGGTAATGTTGCAGGAAGTATCATGGAAAGAGCAACGGGTGGACTAAAAGGTTTACTAGGAATGGGAAAAGAAGACACAGTAAAACTGACTCCTGAAGCTTTGGCAATAAAGCAGGTACATGATGACCATGTAGTCCAATTAGAATTAGTACTACAAAGACATGCTCAGGCTTTTGACAAGACTATGAAAATGGATTTAACTAATCTTACCAATTTAGAGAAAGAGTATAATGACTTAACAGATAATGATACTTTATTTAACGATGATTATGGAGTACATAATAAAACAGGAGATGAGAAGGGCGGTTTCTTTAGTAAGATATTCGGCAGAAAAGATGAAGACGGAGAAGGTGGCGGTATTATCAGTGGATATATCGATACAGTAAAGAATTCTTTTGGAGAAATATTCGGAGAAGGCGGAGCTTTTCACAAAACAGGTATGAATTTATTTGGCGGAGAAGAGTCTGTTTTTGGTAAACTAGGTAAATCACTATTTGGAAAAGATGGAGCATTAGGTAAAATGTTCGGTGGTAAAGAAGGTGGATTTATGGGCGGTCTAGGTCAGATGTTTGGTGGTGGCGCAAAAGCTGGTGGAGGATTCTTAAGCAGTCTCTTCGGCGGTGGCGGCGGAGGAGGGGGCATTATGGCACTTCTCAAACCTCTACTCAGTATGATACCTGGTATCGGTCCTTTACTTTCTATACTACCATTTGCAAAAGGTGGTATTATCGGAAATAAATTAGTAGGATTAGCACAAGGCGGAGTAATGCCAAGATACGCAAAAGGCGGAGTGGCAACACAACCTACTTACTTAGTTGGAGAAGGAAAGCAAAATGAAGCAGTAGTACCATTACCAGACAATAGAAGTATTCCAGTAGACTTAGGAAAAGGTACTGGAAATGAAAATAATGTATCTATCAATGTCAATATGGCAACTGGAAAAACAGATACTAAGTCAGACGCAGAAGATGGAAAACGATTAGGGGCGGCTATTAACGCAGCAGTAATGAATGAGATAGAAAAACAACAACGCCCAGGCGGAATGTTAGCACAAGGATAAGATATGGCAATAGGATTTGATGTAGGCGGCACACTCGGAGTAGTGGCACCAGATAAAGGATTTAGTAGAAATAATGAACCAAAAGTTCATATAGCAGAGTTTGGCGATGGCTATGAGCAAAGACTCGCACATGGTATTAATAATATTAAACAATCTTTTAGTGTATCATTTGCAAACAGACCAAAAGATGAGATAGATGATATAGTTTCTTTCTTTGAAAGTAAGAAAGGAGCAACTGCATTTAACTTTATTTTTTCTGATAGTAATGCAGGCGGTAATGAAGAAACAGTAAAAGTAGTTTGTGAAACTTGGGACCAAACTTGGGACTATGACGATTTTTATAGTCTATCAGCAACATTTAGAAGAATATACGAGGCATAATGGCAGATAAACCACTAGTAGAAGATTTTCAAAAACTTGACCCAGGCTCAGAACTGATACATCTCTATGAACTAGAGTATGAGAAAGGAGAGTTTGTATACTTTCATAGCGGATTAGAAGAAGATTTAAGTACTTTACATTTTAGAGACTATGACTCACCAAGTACAATTAGAGAGTATGTTGCACTACCTATAAAATCAGAAGGATTTGAAACAAAAAATGATGGTGCTATGGCAAGACCAAATATACTCATAGCAAATATAAATACAGTATTTAGCAATGCAATTGGAACATTAGACTACAACGATATCCTTGGATTAAAATTTATTCGTAGAACAACTCTGAAAAAATATCTAGATAATGGGTCTGGAAGCAGTTCAAACCCACCTACAGAATATCCTAGACAAGTCTGGGTTATGGATAGAATTAAGACAAGAAGCAAAAGTTATGTTCAAATAGAATTACTATCCCCATTTGATTTAGAGACTGCAAAAATACCTGCAAGAGTAATTTATGCAGATAGATGTTCATTTAAATATCAAGGCGCAAGTCCTCATTTAGACAGATGGAAAAGAGAACAAAGTGGGTGTAATTGGCATATAGAAGGAACAGTATATGGAGGCAGCACAGGTAATGGTGTTAAATTTACTGTATTCGTAAATGAAGATGATGAATATATAGTGCCTTCAACAACAAGTTTTATAACAGTAGGCTCCACAAGTTTTAGTGCTACAAAAGATGCTTATTATAGAAATACTAAAACTTCTGCAAGATTTAATGCAGATGGAGGCACTAGTAGTGTAACTGTAAGTAACTACTGGCAAGCAACAAAATCTGGAGTTCTTGGAACACCTTCAGATAGTAACTCTAATTATAAAAGAATAAGAGTTTACTCTACATATAACCACGGTACAGAATACTTTACTTACGTTGATGATAGAGATAATGATTATGTAGTATTTACGGATAATGTATCTACTTCAGAAACTTATAATAAAACATTACTATGGAAAGCTGACCAGCCTAGTGAAAGTCAAGCACCTGGATATACAAAGTATTGGAAAAAAGGAGACTTGTGTAGTAAAACCACTACAGGATGTAAAATGAGATTTGGGTTTGCTCCTAAAAGTCTTACTAGTACCACATCAACAGGTAAAGCAGCAACAAACACAAATGCTGTGTTACCTTTTGGAGGTTTTCCAGCAGCGAGAAACTTTAAATGATTGATAGTATATTTGAGCATGCTGCAGAATGTGCCCCGCGCGAGTGTTGTGGACTTGTTATACAAGATGGTAACAACAAACGATATATTCCCATGGAAAATATTTCTGAAAATGAAAATGAGTTTGAAATGAACCCATTAGCTTTCGCAACAATTCAAGCTATTTCGAAAATATTATATGTAGTCCATAGTCACTATGATGAAGATTGTCATCCAAGTGAGCATGATATTAATAACTGTAACGAGATTGGCATACCATACTTTATCGTATCGTATCCCGACAAAGATTATACAATTTTAGAGCCAAAATGACAAGAACAATAAAATTAAAAGGAAGAATGGGAGAACTCTTTGGAAAGGAGCATAGATTGAATGTAAAAACAATTCAAGAAGCTATGCACGCCATTGATGTAATGAAAGGAGGACTTCGTAGATATATTATGGAGTGTACTGATTTAGGTATAAAGTTTACTGTTCAGAGAGGAAGTGAAGTAAAGGCATATGCAAAAGAAAACATAGATGACTTTATCGGAGAACAAGATATAGGAAATTTTTTAGATGATGACGATATAATTATTACTCCTGTTCCTGCTGGAGCGATTTTTGGTAAACTTGTTAAAGGTTTATTCAAAGTTATAGCAGGAGCTTTACTTATATGGGGAGCTATAGTAACAGGAGGAGCATTAGGGTACGCTATAGGTGCTATGGGAGCAATGTTAGCATTACAAGGTATTATAGACATGGTGATGCCAGACGCTGACGGAAACGATGAGCCTGAAAAGTCTTCTTTGTTTAACGGACCAGTTAATACAACAAAAGTAGGGGTACCTGTACCTATGGCATATGGTAGAGTAGAGTGTGGTGGAGTTGTTACAAACTTTGGTTTTACGAAAGTTAGAAAAACAAATTCTACTGGATATACAAAAGACGCTTTTGGCGATGTAAATTTCGAGGCATAATATGGGTTGGTTATCAAGTATGATGAAAATAGCAACGGCAGTTGCAGAAAACGAAAAGAGTGCAGAAGATAACAACTCACTTGCTAATATTGGTACAACTACCTCTGGTGGAGGCTCAGGGATTACTTATCATCAAACAGCAGTAATTTATGATGCATTATCAGAAGGCCCTATTGAAGGTTTAGTAGATGATGGTGCAAGTATTAAACTCGGGGGAAACCAAGCATTTAATTATGGGGATAAGGACATAGTAGCTATTTTAGATGCTACAGATGTTAGTTATGTTGCTTCAACAGGAGTTGTAACTGACCATAATACTCCTTCTTTTATAAATTCAGCAAATACAGCACAAGGCAGTAGGGATGTATTAATTGTAGGAGGCTCAAAAAGAGGAACAATCAATACATCAGTAGGAAATACCATTATTTCAGGAGCTTCAGGATTCACCTTTGCTTCTTCAGATGTAGTTCCAGACGGAACTAAAAAACTTTTACCACATATTAGAATTACAGGAGCAGGGCCCGATGGAGGAGATTTTACTGCTCGTGTCACAGAGTTTATCAATACTGCAGCAGTTCGAGTAAATCTTAGACCTTCAAAAAATACAACAAATGCAGTCTGTAAACTAGACTATGTTGGAACTGTAACAAGTTATAACCCTTCACAAAATAAAGTAACAATAGCAGCAGGTGGTGTAGACACAAGTAATACAACAGCAACGCTTAGTACTCCAACAAGAACAGCAACACAAAAACCTCTAGCAAAATACGATAACTTTTTATGGGCATTTAGACATGGTACTAGAAATCAAACTTATCTGCCGACACCAGCAGGTATCGGTAGTGCTTCAGTCGCATACAGAGTAACAAATGGAAACTTAGATACCGTACCAAATACAGGATATCCTACTTGGACAGAACAAGGTAAAAGATTAGGAAAAACAGACAATCCTCCTTATACAGGAACAGCGGGTAACTATGTTGCATCAGGCAGCGGTGGTATGGGAGTATCTGACCCAGGTGAAGTTGATTTAATTAGATTAACTTTTAACTTTCCGCAAGGATTGAACGCTTACAAAGCAGACGGTAATAAGATAGAAAAACAAGGGGCGATATATAGAATTAGTTTAGTATACGAAAGAAATGGAACAGAACATACAACAATATTAAATGGGCAGTCAAGTTATAGTAGTGTAAGCAGAAAATATGGATATAATTATAGTGCAGGACATAGAGGTGGAGTTACTGTTGGAACAGCAATTGTAGCTGGTACAAAAAGAAACTTTAACTATATTTATGAGTTTGATATTAGTAAATTTCAACCGTTTGATAACTATACAATAAAAGTAGAAAGAATAAATGAAGTAAATGGTCAAGAGGGTAATTGGGCATGGAGTTCTTCTGCTACTTTGCAAAGTATTGAAAATATTATAACAGATAAATTAAGTTTTCCTTATACAGCATATGCAGGAGTTATTGTAGATGCAAAAGATTTCACATCTATACCAAAAAGGTCATATGAAATTAGAGGATTAAAAGTAAAAGTTCCTACAAACTATTTTCCAAAAGAAGAAAAAACAGGGGCAGGACTTAGAAGAACAAGTGCAGCTTATACAAGAAATGTAACAAGTGGTGCGGATACTTCAGCATATGTGGATTGGGACGGTAACTTTAGAGGCGATAAGAAAACATTTTCACCTTCTCATGTAAATTACGAACCAGTATATACAAGTAATCCAGTTTGGATATTTATGGATTTAATGACTAATCCTCGTTATGGGTTAGGACAACATATTGACCCTGATTTTGACTTCTCAATGATTGATAAGTATACTATGTACAGCTTAGCAAAATATTGTGACGAACTTGTACCTGATGGAAAAGGGGGAGTAGAACCTCGCTTTGAGTGTAATATTTATATACAAAAGAATCAAAATGCTATAAAAATATTAAAGAACTTTAGTACTACAATGAGAAGTATGTTAATATGGTGGAATGGGCAAGTAAGTCTTGGTGCTAATATTCAAAAAGGTGCAATATACACATTTACAAAATCAAATGTAATTAATGGAGATTTCACATACCAAGGCACTTCTAGTAGATTTAGAAATAATCAAGTTGTAGTAACTTGGAACAACCCAGAAAAATCATACAAGCAAGATGTTGTTACTGTCGAAGATAGTGACGATATAGCTAAAACAGGAAAAATAAAAAGTAAGAATGTTACAGCTTTTGGTTGTACGTCAGAAGGTCAAGCTATAAGATATGGTAAATGGCACTTAGCAGGAGAGCTAAAAGAGAAAGAAATCTGTAGTTTTGAAACAGGTATTAATGGTGGTATGCTAAGACCTGGAGATGTAATTAATGTACAAGACCCAGACTTAACAGATATAGTTGCAAGTGGTAGAGTTACAACAACATCTTCTTCTACAACAACAGTAGTTAAGACTGACCGTGATATAAGTGGATTTTTAAATCAAAATGACAACTTTGACTTACATTTAATCTATCCAAGCGGAGGTGCTTACTTAACTCAAACTTCTGCTACTATAAACTCTACTAATTATAGACAAGGAGATTTAGTACTACTCGACGAAAGCGGAGCATCTATTGATACAGAAGCAAAGGCATCAAACTGTAAAGATGATGCAGGAGCTGCAGTACAGTTAACATGGTCAGAAGAAACTAGAATAGAAACAAAACCTATTTCAAACTTTAGCTCTAGTGCTATAACTGTAAGTAGTGCATTTTCTTCCGTTCCAAATGGAGAGGTAATATATACTGTATCAGGTCAAAAAGCAGACGGCTCAAGCGTAGCTGGAAGTTTAAAACAGTACATGATAACTTCTATTAAAGAAAACTTTGAAGAAATGACTTTCTCTATAAGTGCTGTAGAATATGATATATCAAAATTCGACTCTATAGATAGAGGATATATCATACCTAATATACCTGATGTAATGAGACCTCCAAGAGATTCAGACGCTGTTCCAGAGCCTCAAGAAGTATTCTTAGAAGTAGTTTCTAGTGGACAAGGAGACATAGGTGCAGAAAATGGAAGAGATTTATTAGTAGAATGGCAACATCCTACTAACGGTATACAAGACCCAAATGGTGATAATGTAGACGATGTCTATGAACACTTAGCAGCTTATGAAATAGCGCATAATGCAGATGAAGGAGATGTGCCAGGTAAGTTCTTAAGAGAAACTATATCAAGCACGAATACTACAAGTTTTAGAATAAAAGATTTAGGAGTTACAGGAGAAGTAATAGTTAGAGTAAGAACTGTAAACTCTATTGGTGTTACATCATCTTGGGTACAAAGAACTATAGAAATTAATGAAGATAAACTATTACCTCAAAATATTCCTGCAGTTGGATTTGGACTTAATGGAGGTATTGCTCGTGGCGGTATTTTAAGTTGTCCAATTGATGTTAATACTTCAAATGGTACAGTTACTTTTGCTTCAAGTACTTACACATATACACCACCTAATCCTGGCTTACCAGTTATAAATGTTGTTTCTTCAGGAAATACTACTGCGACAACTCAGGCAAACTTTAATAATTTAGGAAATGGAGAAACAGGTTATTTATATTTAGACTACGATGGAAGTCTATCAAGAGGGGAAACACGAACAGATTTATTACAACCAGTATTTTTCCAAACAGAAGAAACAACAGAAGATGCAAATGGAGTAGAAAACTATTTCCAATATGCAACAAGATTAGGAGAGTCTAATGAAGACTTTACACAATTAAGTGGTACTGTATCAGTAGCTGCTTCATCTGTAGATGTTAGTGGTACAGGTACAACATTTGATGTATCTGCTACAGGTTTTGAAGCAGGAGATGTTATAATTATTGGTGATGCAGGAACAACTAGATTTATAACTACTGTTGGTCACATAGAAAGTAATACTGCTTTGAGTTTAACAACTGCTCCTACAAGAGCATACAACAGTGTAAATGTATTCAGACAGACACTTAGAACTTCAAATGCAAATGACTCTATACTTGCAGCAGTAACAAATACTGGAGGAGTTTTCTCATTAGTTAACTTTTCTAGTGGTAATAGAGGTGCCGATGCTTTTACAATTAATGGAACCAATGAAAACCATAACTTCCCTTCATCAGCAGCTGGACTTGTTACAGATTTTTCAAGTTTTACAAATTCATACACAGTTAACAAAGGCACAATAAGTTATGTCTTTGCAAGTTCTGGCTCAACACCAAGTACTTTCGGATTAACAAAATCAGATTCAAACTGTACTTCAGTGATAAACTCTAGCACAGGAGCAATAACAGTTACAGCAATGGCAGCCGATATAGCTAAGATAACAGTTACGATTACAGACAGAGAAACAAATGAAACAATTGCGACAAGAGTTATTTCACTAGGTAAAAGTATACCAGGAGCTGCAGGAGCGGGTACAGACTCAAGAACAGTTAATTTAACAGCAAGTGATTATTCAATCGTATACGGACCGGATGGTACAAATCCAAGCCCTAGTAGTACAATTGTATTAACAGCGACTGCTCAAAATTTCACTAATCCATATTTTAGATTTACAGGAGATGGTATAAGTGATGAAGGAACGTTTACAGCAAACGGCTCAAATACAACCACAGATACAATTAATTTTAGTGTTCCTTCAAGTATAAATACTACTCCACAAACAATTAAGGTTGGTGTAGCAGAAGCAAACCAAACAGAACTTGCATTTGATACAATCACACTTACCTCACTACAACAAGGAAGCCAAGGTACAGATGGTGCCCCAGCATATACAGCTATACTAACTAATGAAGCACATACCTTCCCTGCATCAAATACTGGTGTAGTAAGTAGTTTTGCAAATTCAGGTACAAAAATAGAAGTATATAAAGGAGCAACACAACTTACTCCAGTAGCAAATAATACTACACCTTCTACGAATGAGTACGCAGTTACAACAAGCGCAACAAATATTACACCAGGAACATTTCAGTTATTCAATTCAGGAAATAAAAATATTACAGTTGGAAATCATAGTGGTGTTGCAAATGGTACAGACCTTTCAGAAATAGAGTATAGTATTGATATAGAAGATACAGTAACTCTTACAAAAGCACAAACATTTACGAAATCAAAAAAAGGAGATGATGGTAGTACAGGAGCAGCAGGTATAAATGGTCTATTAACCAACGAAGCTGCTTCAGCAACAGTAGGTTCCTTCTTTGACTTTAATAACAATACTATAAACTATACAGGAACAGGTGGAGAATTTAAGATATATAGCGGAGCTTCAGAACTTACTTCTGGAGTAGTATATGGGATTAGTGGAGGAACTGTCGGTGCAACTTCAACGACAAAAACACAAAATAATTTAACCCTTACAATTAATAACTCAACAGGAGTTTATTCATTAGCTGGAGGCAGTTGGTCTTCCGATATAGAAAACTTTACAATGACAGGCACGGTAACTGCTAGTTCTATAACTATTGAAAAAGTATACACGATAGATAAAACAACCATTTTTGCAAGCACTAATTTAGTAGCATCAGAACAGGTTTTCAAATACGACAATACAGGAGCAAATCCTAGCCCTTCTACAATTGAACTAAGAGCAACACCTCCTTCTCCTTTTACAATTTTTGGAAGTTACGAATATAAATTCTTAAAATCTACAGACGGTGGAGAGAACTTTAGTACTATACAAGCACTTTCTACAGATAACACAGTAAATGTAAGTGCAGGTGCTATAAGTTTAGGTGCTGAAGTATTTAAAGTAGAAGCATATTCTGCTTCGTCTTCTCCTGGAGGTCAATATATAGTAGATGAAGATGAGCTTACACTTTTAAGAGTCAGAGATGGTGCTACAGGAGATACTGGTAATAGTATTATAAATATTTATAAATTTAGTAGTACTGAACCAGACGCACCAGCTGCAGGCACAGCAAATCCGCCTTCAGGTTGGTATACTAGTATTGTAACTGCATTTAGTAATGGCAGTGGAATACTTTGGGTTTCTGTTGGTAATAAACCTGCAGGAAGTTCAACAATTACATGGAATGACCCAATAAGATATGTTCAAAACTATGGAGATATAGGAGGAACAAAACCACCTTCAGACGCAAATAAATTTGAAAAAGTAGATGATTCAGAACAAGGACGTTGGAGATTTAAAATAAATGGTGGGAATGTTGAAGATGTAGATGTATTTGATTCTACTGAAAGAGGAAAACTTGCTAACTTAAGACTAGGTAAAGCACCTGGTAATGCAAATATAAGTATTCAAAATGATAGTATTCTTGAGGCAGATATTGTAGGCTCTAATAAAGTTTTTGATGCTGGACAAAAACCAAATAAAACAACTTTTGCAGATAATTCAACACAAGGAGTATTTACCCTAACTTTAGATGGTACGAATAGTACTGTTAATGTATTTAATAGTACAGAAAGAACAAAACTTGATAACTTAAGAAATAACAAATTACCTGGCGATGCAACTAAAACATTAGAAAATACAGCAGACTCACAGGTAAAAGCAGATGACGCAGAGACAGCAGCTAAACTGCAAGAGTCTACGCATAGATTTACAGTACCTGCTAATAGTACAGATGGAGTATTTACTTATAAAATAGGCACAGGAGGAGGAAACCAAACATATGATGTATTGTCCTCAGACTCTAGAACTAAATTTAGTAGAGTAAAAGAAGGTGTAGACCCACTTGATGCCTCAAAATCCATAAGAAATGAAGGAGTTACTGTAGACTCGAGTGGTATACTACAAGGAATAGGTACTTCATCAATAAAAGTGAATAATACTAAAATTACAATGAACTCTAATGGTTCGTTATCAGGAGCAGGTACAGGTTCAGTAACTATAGGTGGTATAGGAGGAGAAACACCGACACAGATTCAAGCTAGAGCAACCACGGCTGAAACTAATGCAAAAGCTCAAGAAACAGCACATAGATTTACAGTTCCAGCAAACTCTACAGATGGGGTATTTACTTATAAAATAGGTACAGGAGGAAGCAATCAAACATATGATGTATTGTCCTCAGACTCTAGAACTAAATTTAGTAGAGTAAAAGAAGGTGTAGACCCACTTGATGCCTCAAAATCTATAAGAAATAATGGTATAACACTTGCAGCAAATGGAGTGCTATCAGGCGGAGGTAGTTCAGCACAGGTAAATGTAGGAAGTATAGCAAACTCACCATTTAATACATCAGGAGATGTAGACACAGGAGAGACAATAGCAGTAGGAAGTAAAATAACAATAGATAGAGATAACGAGAGGATACTAATAGAAGACTAATGACAAAGAGAGTAGCTCTAGGTAAACTAGCAACAGTACATACAGTAGATGCAAATGGACGTGCTTCTTCGAGTGCGACAGGATATTATAAGGTCTCAAATGCAGAAGCAATAAGAGTGGGAGCTTACATTAGTATAGATGGAACTAATAATATTGCAGGTACAAATGTAAGAGTGACTCATAAAAATCAAGCTGCATTTGGAGACACTTGGGATATAGTTTTAAGTCATAATATAAGTAGTCAGTATTTACCTAACAACGGCACTTTTTATGCAGACTATAATGAATATGGATTAAAAGTTGCAAAACAAAATGCAAATGTAGACCAAGTAGGGCAAAAGGATTTACTCTTTGATAGTAGAAGCGATAGAAGAGGTGTTATTTATGCACAAGGATTTCAATCTAGTGCAAGTACTGAGGTAAACTTCAAAAGAGGAACTGATTTTTTAAATTACATTCCTTTAATTACTCATGACGAAAAGAAACAAGGATTTAGAAAAGTATTTTCACAAGTAGGAGCTTTAAGTACATTTGCAAATAATGCTATAGCAGAACAAATAGCTTCAAGAGAAGATTCAATTCAACCTATTCGAGCAGCTTCTTTCTATACAGGACAAGGCCCTTGGATAGAAGTCGGAACTTCAAATGTAGTAAGACAATCACTAAATTTATGTGAAGACTTATCTTTTAAAGTTTTAAGATTACCTTGTGCTTATGGCTATATGAATCAACTTTATTATGCAGATGGAGCTAATTATCAACATGCATATACTCCTACAAAAGGAAAGAAAAGAGTAATATCAGGAAAGTTTACAAATAGCACAGCAGGTTTTTCTAATGCTGGGGGACTTTATGTATCAAGACCTGGATATGATGTTGATTCTTGCGAGATAGATGATTTAATACTAGGTACAGATAATGGAGTGGCAGGAATAGCCTATAGAGGAGATGACCAAAAATTAGCTACTAACTATGCCGATGTAATAGGAACAAGTGCTGCAATTCCTTCAATAACTAGTACACTTACTACTACAGGAAATAATCAAACACAAACAGTATCTTTTTATAATCCATACACAGTAGCACCAACCCCATTAGTTTCGTCACCTACTTCTTCAGTAACTTATAGTTCTTCATCAGATAATTTATTTACAAGCTATAGTTTTACACTAGAATCAGCGGCAACGGTAAAATTCAGTTTAGAACCAAGAGTACATTCATTGGCAATTTTTTAATCATGGCAAATAGAGCAGTAATAGGAAAAAGAACAACACCAACCACAATCAGTGATGGAACAACTACTGTAAATGTATTACAAGTAGAATATGATTATATACATTCAGGTGGCTACTACATAGTAAAGGCAGTACTAAGATTAGCAAATGCAGTAAGTTTTAATTCTTCTGCAAATTTAACACTAACAATGCCAGACGGCACTACATATGTAGAAGATGATTGGACGTATCAAGGCACAGGTTCTTATCAAACTTACTTTGGTTCAAGTGCTCAGCCGCCAGGAGGAGTACAAGCACCTTTAGTAAGATTAAATGATTATGGAGAAACAGCATATTCTAATACTCCAATTGTTATTGGAGCAGAGGGAGGACGAGGAGCTTTTGTATCTGGAATAAATACTTCTAGTGGAAGTGGTACATCAGCAAGTCCGTATGCAGGAGCAAATGTAATTGGAGTAGATGAAGGAAGATTAGAAAGCACTACGTTTGATTCAGGGGGTCATATTGGCGGAGGACTCTCAGTATATGAAGTACATCAAGGAATACTAACAACAAGTAATACTAGTTATTGGAATGGAAATAGAGGACATACTGGAGTAAATATAACTCATAACTGGGGGAAGAATCATGATGTTTTAACATCTACAAGAGTTCCTGCATATGCCCTAAGATTTTCTAGAGGAAGTTATGGTAATCAATATCAAGCACCTGCTCATAGAAGTATGGCAATGCGTCCAAGAGTAAAACAAGCATACGCGGGAAGAGATTATGTACTAGAGGTAACTACTTCACATAGCTTCGGACAATATGCACAATTTACAGACCCTGGAATATATGGGGGAAGCTCAGAAAACTACTATAATGTAGAGAAAGACAACTGGATTCAAGTAGATATAAAATTAGGTTTTGATTTACAAAATCAAAATGCAAATAGCACAGGGGCTGTAGGCGTTCAAGATAATGGTTATTATGTTAGGGTAGATGCACCACAAACTATTCCTGCAAGTTATAATAACACAACTACAATCAACAACCTTGAGTTTAGCCGACAAGGGTCAACCCAAGGAGATATTGTATCTTTTAGAGCAAAAATGGGATTAACCTTTACGCCCGGTGCAAACACAGGTGGGAGAAGCGATTTTAAATTTGTAGTTACTTTTAGAAATACATCAGGCACAACTTATGGAGTTGATGTAGTAGGAGGCGTTTGGTATGGTTCAAGTGTTCCCTCACTAGTAACAGGACAAAATTCTAAAACCACACCAGATGCAATTGTTGCTTATACTCCTTGGAAAGAGGAAAGCGAAATGATAAATGCTTATACGAATAATAGTGTAACTAGAAAACATTATCAAGTAGCTGCAAATACCGCGGCAAGTAACAATAACACAATTTCAATAGAAGCAATTAATAAAACATACGCTAAAAATTATAATTATTTCGGCGGATTCTTTGAAACAACAACAGGGTATGATGAAAAAATTTATTATGCTTTAATTATATTTCACGAAGAAAACTTTAAAGATGGAGAAAGTTTATGAAAACATGGAACGTATTTTACGACTCAAACAAATTTATTCACTGGACAGTAGATAATGGAATTACTTCTGCTATAATTCAAGAACAAGCAGAGTTAGGACTTAGTCATATAACTGTCGAACAAGATGATGTACTAGATGCAAATAGATACTATGTAAATGATGATGAGGATGGAGTTATTTTAAAATCAACTTTTAATCCTACAATTAGTACATACTCTCCTGCACTAGAAACTCCATTATCTATTACAGGAATACCAACAGGAACTCAAGTATGGATAGATGATGTTTTAAAAACAACAATGTCTGATACGACATTAAATTTAACATTTAACGACCCAGGACAATTTGAGATAATATTTAAAAAAGTAGGCTACTTTGATTATGGATTCGAAGTAGTAACAGCGAGGGCATCATGACAGATATAACAATTACAACAACAGATACTGCAAACGAAAAAAGACAAAAGTATTATACTGACGCAATAGAACAATTAGATAAATTATACCACGATATTGATTCTGGCAAGTTTGGTGACACGGCAAAAACTGGACAATTTTATCTAGCTAGGAAAGCTGTCAAAGACAAATTCCCGAACTCGTAGGTCAAGCATATACCCCTCAAAAATAGTTCTTGACACCACCTCAAGTTTTTGATATAATTTAGCATATAGGAGTACAAATATGGCAGCAGGAAAATATGATATAGTTATCGACCAGGGCGCAGACTTTGCCTTGTCGCTGAGTATTGCCCAAGATGGCACATCAATAAACTTATCAAATCACACCGCAACTGCACAATTAAGACCTACTCCTACTTCAGATACTTTATCAGCAACATTTACCTGTACAGTTACAGACGCCGCCAATGGAACTATAAAAATGGCGATGCCTTATACTTTAACAGCAAACGTTGCAGCAGGAAAGTATTACTATGATTTAGAATTATTCAATTCATCAGCTTCAAGCATGACTAGATTAATCGAGGGTGTAGCAAGAGTTACACCAAATGTAACAAGATAATGGCAACAACGATAACTATTACTCCTAATAATACAAGCATCAATGCTACATCTCAAAGTACAACTCTAACAATATCTAACGCAATTGCTGGTACAGCTGACGACGCCGCAGGAATTAGTCTCTCTAATCCTGTAGGTACACTAGCAAGTGAAACGACTGTAGAAGGCGCACTTAACTTTCTAGCAAATCAATTCTTTGTCTCAACAACAGCTCCTACATCAAGTACAACAGACTTGGCTGAGGGAGATTTATTTTATGATACTGATGATAATCAGTTAAAGATTTACCGTGAAACATCGAGTGGAAACTTTGAATTTGTCCCTATAATGATAGGTAACAATTCAGCGGACTCAGACACGGTAGACGCAGGGAGCTTTTAATAGCTCGATAGGAAATAATCATGGCACAAACCATTAAAATCAAAAGAAGTAGTTCCACCGCTGCTCCTACCTCATTAGGTGCTGGTGAATTAGCATATTCTTCTAATTCGAAAAAGCTATTTATAGGTCACCCTAGTAGTTCAGCAGTAACAACAATCGGTGGAGATTTGTATGTTGCAATGTTAGACCACACAGCTGGTACTCTTACAGCAAGTTCAGCAGTTATTACAGGCGCAGATAATAAAATAGACCAGTTAAAAACTGGTGCTACAGTAATTACTGGGGCTAATAATACTATAGCAACCGCAGCTTCAGCACTGACTTTAAAAACAACAACAAGCGGAAATATAACAATTACATCAGCAGGAGCATTAGGATTAAATGCAGCTGGTACAGTAACAGTCACTCACGGAGGTACTTTATCTTTAGCCTCACAATCTAACTCAATCACTATCTTAGATGATAATGCAGCAGCGTTAGATATAAATGAAGGCGGTACTTCTTATATTAAATTAATTACCACAAACGGTAGTGAAGAAATTGAACTTGGCAAGAACGTAGATTTAAATGGTACTTTAGATGTATCAAGTTCTGCAACAGTTAATTCTTTATCTTCTAATGGAGCTATATCAGCTGCTGGTAATTTAACAATTAACACAAACAAATTCACAGTAACAAGCGGAGAAGGTAATACAGCAATCGCAGGTACATTAGCAGTAACTAATAATGCGACTTTCTCTTCAAACTTAGAGGTAGACGGACAGTTAAAAGCAGACGGTAATGTTATTCTTGGAGATAATTCAGGAGATACAGTAACAGTTACTGGTACAGCAACATTCACACAATCAGCTGACTTTGATGGTGGACTAACAGTTGCAGGCTCACAAACAGTTGATATGGGCGGTAACAAAATAACTAATATTGGTACTCCAGCACAAGCAACTGATGCTACAACTAAAGCATATGTTGATTCTGTAAAACAAGCACTAGATATCAAAGATTCAGTAAGAGTTAGCTCACAGAGTAATTTAAATGCAACTTATAATAATGGTACTAGTGGCGTCGGTGCAACACTTACAGCAAGTGGTAATGGTGCGGTTTCTATAGATAGCACTAACTTAACATCTGGAGACAGAGTACTTGTAAAAGCACAGACAGACGGAAAACAAAACGGTATCTACTCTGTAACAACAGTAGGTGATGTTGGAAACCCATACGTTCTTACAAGAACAACAGATGCAGACAGTGCAGCAGAAGTTACTGGTGGTATGTTTACATTTGTTGAAGAAGGTAGTGATGCAGATGCAGGTTTTGTACTTTCAAACATAACTGGCTCAGCTTCTATTGGTACTGATACCATAACAATGACTCAGTTCTCAGGAGCTGGTAGTGTTACAGCAGGAAATGGTTTATCAAAATCAGGAAATACTTTAGCTCTAAATGTAGATAATACTACAATAGAACTTAATTCAGATACAGCAAGATTAAAAGGAGTAGCCGCACTACCAGAAGGTACACTATTATATGGTGCAAATGGGGGTAACTCTTTTGCTTCTTTATCAATCGGAACATACGACTCTACACACTCTGTAGGACAAGTATTACAAGTAGGAAACAACGGAACAATAACATGGACTAACACATTAGACGGAGGTACTTTCTAAGAATGGCTCACGTTATTAAACCAAAAAGGTCAGAAACAGCATTATCTGTGCCACAGTCAAGCGATTTACAAACACATGAACTTGCTATGAATGTGGCTGACCAAAAGATTTATACAAAGAAAGCAGACGGCTCAATAGTAACTTTAGCTAGTCATGTACCAGGAGCATTAACAACAGATGACCTAGTAGCTTTCTCGATAGCATTAGGATAAGATTATGGCATCAGCATTTAAAACAGCAACAGGGAATGATATAGGAACAAGTTTATCTACAGTATATACCTGCCCTAGTTCAACAACAACAACGATTATAGGTTTATACCTATGTAATGTTGGTGGCGCAGATATAAATGCTACTGCTCAATTTTATGACGCAAGTACAACTAATCACATCAGTATAGTTCATGGAATAGAAATACCAGCAGGCTCAACACTCGCACCAATCGGTGGAGATGCAAAAGTAGTATTAGAAGCTGGTGATGCAATTAAAGTACAGTCAAACACGGCAAGCTCGATAGACGTAGTTCTATCTTATTTGGAGCAAACATAAAATGCCACTAATCGGTAAATTTTTAGTACAACAAGATTCAATAGGAAACAATAGTGTGGTAGCATCAAAGATAGCTGCAAATGCTATTAGTGCCTCTGAAATAGCAGTTAATTCTATTAGCGCCTCAGAACTTGCTACAAACTCTGTTGGAGCTGCACAGCTACAAGCAACAGCAGTTACAGGCGTAGGAGATAATTCAGTAACAAATGCAGGTATCGCTGCAAACTCAGTAGATTCAAGTGAGTTAGTAAGTGGTTCTATTGATACTATTCATATTGGAACAGGACAAGTCACAACAGCCAAACTAGCTGCTAACGCTATCACTTCCAACGAAATAGCTGCAAACTCAGTAGATACTTCAGAGATAGCCACAAATGCAATCGAAACATTACAAGTAGCTGACAATGCTATAACCACAGTTAAAATTGCTGAAAATCAAATAACAACAGCGAGGATTGCCCAAAATGCAGTTACTGCTCATCATATTGCTGATGGGAGTATTACTTCAACACAACTTGGCGCAAACTCAGTAGACTCTAGCGAACTAGTAACAGGTAGTATTGACACTATACATATTGGAGCTTTACAAGTAACAGGTGCAAAACTAAGCACAAATTCAGTGAGTACAGCAAAAATAGTTGCTGATAATGTTACTTCAAGTGAAATACACAAGAACGCAAAATCAATTCAAGAATTTGGAACTTATGAATATGATGTAAC